TTTTAGGCCTCATTGGCGGAGCGGCTGATGCAACAGGAGCACTGGGGGCGTATTTCATAGAAAAGAACGCCATGGACAAAGCTCAGGCCGAAGCTGCCTTTCAGAAAAGAATGGACCTGTCGGCAATGAATCCTCAGGTTGATGACATGTCCCAGTTTAATCCAGAGGACCTTGAAGCTCTTCGGGCTATGTCTGTAAGGGCCGAAGCAGAAGAGCTTGAAAAATTAAGAAAAAAGTCTAAGCCGGTGATGGGCGACTTTATTATTCCGGGGGTGAGTTATGGATGATGAATCAATCTTTAATTATCTTGATACCGACCCCACCGACGAAGAAACCTTGCAGGCGGGCAGGGAGGTTCGAGACGAATATAGGGCCGCTGTTGAGGCGAGCGGGGGAGACCCCGACAGTTTTTATAACAGAATGTCTGACGATTATTACCGTAGAAAAACACAGGAGCGCGCTGCCGAGTTAGGACGAGGCTCGGCAAGAGAAAGGGCCGGACTAGAGGGCGATAAGCTTTTTGACTACGCATCTCGGCTAGCAGATATTGCTGAGGGAAAAAGAAAGACTCAAGGGCAAATCGACGCAGAGAGAGCGCTCCAAATCTTAACTGGTGCGCAGCGAGGAATGGCTGCATCTAGCACCGGGTTTGACGTTGCTCAAAGCCTTCAGCAGGGAGAGCGAGCAGCGCAAAGGGCAGAGCTTGAGGGTGAGGCGCAGATTGGCGCAGCGGCCAAATTGGCTCAACAGCAAGCGGGCGCAAGCCTAGAACAACTCTTAATTGCGGGCGAGCAAAGGGCTGCCGACAAGGCAATGGCCATGGCTCAAATACAACAGCAAGTGGATGCGGCGGAAAGATCTATGTTTGGCGACGTTCTTAGCGGTATATTCGGCGCCGTAGGAGCAATCGCTGGTGGTGCTCTCGGAGGTCCTGCCGGAGCCGCTGCTGGCGGAGCCGGCGGCAGAGCATTTGGCGGAGCAGTAGGCAGATTTTCTGCGTAGGAAGGGGCGACAAAATGGCATTAGATTTTTTAAAAGAGAGGTTGATGCGTTCTGACGAGGATATTGTCAGCGGCCTCAAAGAGGAAGAGACACCACAGAGCAGGATGGAGTCAGCTCGAAGAAGCGCGCAAAGAAAAGTAAAAAAAGAGTCTAGCAGGGAGAACGAATTTGCAAGCGCCGAAGACGAGGCGGACAAGGCCAGAGTGCAAGATCTTCAGGCGCGTCTTTACGAGCAATACCCTGAAAAAATAGAAGACATTGATAAGCTTGGCAGTGCAAGCCCGGCTGAAATTGCTGCCGCCTTAGCTGCCGAAAAAGCAGGCAGATCGCCTTTTGAGCAAGCAGCCCCGGCGGTTTCCGGGTCCGCCTTTGCAGACATGCTCGCCCAAGAAGCGCAACCGTCTGGCCCATCTGCTCTGGATATTGTACGCGCAAAAATAGCCAGGACATCTCAACAGCTAGAGACTGCCACGGGTGACGCAGCAAAGGCCCTTAGGGCTCAAGAAAAAACTCTAATCGCGCAAGAAAAACAAATTGCGACTGAGCGTCAAAAGATTGCCGACGAGGCAAGCAGAAGGGCACGCGCTCTTGAGATTATGCAATCTCGCCATCAGGGGGCAACAGAGCGAGCAGAAAGAAACATCGCAGACGCAGAGCGCATGGTTCTTAACTACGAGATTGACCCAAACCGTGCGTTTAAGACAACGGGCTCTCGACTGGCATCTGCCGTCGCAATTGCCATGAGTGCCTTTGGGCAAGGCGTGTCAGGCCGAGGCGGCCCAAACACTGCGTATAAGATTATCAACGACGCAATCAATCGAGACGTCGACATCCAGAAAGAGGAGCTTCGAACGCGCAAAGACGTGTTGCGAAACAAGAACAACCTCTATGCGCAAATGCTTAATAGGTTTGGGTCAGAACGCTCTGCCGAGCTAGCAACGCAGCAGGCTGGCATTGCGGCTGCGGTTCAAGGACTAGAGGCACTCAAGGCTGTACACAAGAGCGAAAATGCCCAACTAAACATTGATCAACAGATAGCCCAACTTCAGTCAGCCAGCGCAAAATCAAAAACACAATTGCTGCAACTGGAAGGCCAGCTGGCTCTTGCCGAAACCCGAATGGCCGGCAAAGGTGGCGGTGGCGGTAAAAAAGACGCCTCCCTGGCAAAGATTAAAATGGCTCTCGCGCAAGTGAAAGATTTAAGAGCCAAGTTTAAAGAGGTCGGCGGCGTGGAAGGAATCTTCGGAAGCCTGGTTAGGGGTGTTTTAGGTGAAGGGGCTATACCAATCCTGACAACAGAGGATGTTACGACTTACGAGGGCCTTCGATCAATCACCGCTAAGTTTATTACAAATGCAACGGATGGTGGCCGCCCAACAGATAAAGACTTTGCAATTCTGCTTTCTCTCATTCCTCCCTCGGGGACACCCCAGGAAAGAGGGGATGCAATGATAAAACAATTAGAGAAAATTTTGGAACGAGCAGCTGCGGTGGGCGGAATGTCTGTTGGTCCTGACGGCGTAGGCTTTCTTGAGAGATATGCAAAAGGCGTATTAAATAAAGACCCAAATGTTATATACGGAAAATTTAGGGGCGAAGTAGAAGACTTGAAGGACGAGCTTGGATTTAAGGAAGGTCGATAATGCCAAAGCTCTACGACAGACAAGGCAATCAATGGGTGGACATTCAAGACCACCTTGTTGAAGAGGCCTATAAAAGCGGTCGATACCTTTTTAGGAATGACGCCGAGGTAAACGTTCGATTGCCTGATGGTTCCTTTGGGACCGTGTCTGCCGATAAGTTTGATGACGTTCTGCTTGCAGGCGGCTCGTATGATTTGGCTGTCGACAGGCAGGAGAGAATTGATGAGCTTGAGTATGGGGGTGGGACAGCCCCCGTCGAGGCTCTTCTTCTCGCTGCCGGTCGAGGACTGTCTTTTGGCCTTACGGATATTGCCGCAGAGAAGTTTGGCTTTTACTCCGAGGAAGACCTTCGAAAGCTCGAAGAGTACAACCCGGCAGTAAGCGCTGTTGGCGAAATTGGCGGCGTAGTGCTGCCTGCTTTTGCAACCGGCGGCACCTCGCTGGCTGCGCGTATCCTGCAAAAAACTGCCGCCGGAGGAGCGGCTAGGGCTGGGGTTGCCGCTGAAAAGCTAACTGCCTCTGCCCTGGCAAAGGCGGGCTTTGCTCAGACAGATGCCATTGCAGACAAGCTTGTCAGGGGCGGCGCCTCTCTTGGTGCAGCGGCAGGTGTAGAGGGCGTTCTCTTTGGCGCGGGCGAGACTCTCTCCGAGGAAGTGCTGGGCAGAACAGACAGAACAGCAGAGCAGATAATGCTCGATATCGGCGGCATCGGCGTTCTGTCGGGTGGTATCGGTGCCGCGCTTGGTGCCGGTCCGGCGGCAATTACCAAAGCCTTCCAGGCGTTTCATGGCAATCGATTCTCGAAAGGTGTCGGAGAGAAGGTTGCTCAATTCTCTGACGAGCTGACTGCGGCCATGACCAGCGGCGATAGGGCGACAATTGCCAAGTTCAGAGACCCAGAGTTTTTAGACAGATTCGTTGGCTTTGATGAAGTCCGCAAAAAAACAAATGCCGATGTAAAGAAATACATCGAAGGGTTTTTGTCGGATTTGCAAAATGCGACTAGGATGGCCTCAGGCTCCACAAAGGCCGAAAGAATGAGGGACCTGGTAAAAGCTGAAGATCCCCTTGAGACCATTCAATCGTCCATCAATTCTTTGGGCGCGGTTAAAAAATCCTTGAGCGTAATGCTTAAGGATGATGTGGCATACAAGGCCGCCCAGGAAAAGGCAGGCCCCTTGATGGACGCTGTAGATCTTCAGCTCAAGAAAATGGGCGAAGCAATACAGTCTCACTTAAGAAAAACAAATCAAATTCCCAAAGGGGGAAGAATCGTACTTAAGGACGGTTCGTTTGTCCTTAAGACCGAAAAAGTAACCCCCGGCCTAAAATCAATAGTGGAAGACGTGACCACTCCGCTAGGAGAAATCGCCCAGGCAAACATACCAACGCAATGGGGCAACCTGCCCGCCACCATCTTCAACCAGCTCGATGAGTTCAAGAAAGTAGTTGGAGCGTACTCTTACCGGGTTAGGCCCGAAGGCAAGATAAGCTTCAATGCTTCTGCTGAAATGGACACGCTTTATCAAAGCTTAAGAAGTGTTCTTGAAAAAGAAGAGTTATTCGGAGAGGCCGCCAAAGCTCAAGCAGCGGTAAATGCGCCTTTCCACAAGTTGTTAAAAAACGCTAACAGGTTTCAAAAACAATTCCTCATTAAAGACGGAGACACGCTAAGGCCAAACCCTAACAAGATATCTATATTCGTAAGAAGAGCAGATGAGTTTGACGAAAGAGCCTCTTTGGCCAAAGAGGTTTTTGAGGACACCATTAAGTCTTTTCAGGACTTTATTGACGCAGCAAAAGGTTCTTATGGTGACGACTTTGCAGGGTTCGCGGCAAACACCGGGGAGATTAATAAGCAGTTGGCTAACTTCGGAGAGCTTCTCGCGGCACAGAAAGAACTCAAGCATCTATCCCAGGCCAACGACAGTTCCATGTCCCTGCTCGCCGGCGGCGCCGCTTACGCCATAGGCGGCATTCCGGGGGCTGTTGTGGCCGCCGCAGCCAACGACATCATCCGACCCGGAAACGCCATCAAAAGACGCATGGTAATCCACAACATGAAGTCTATGATGACCAAGCGCATAGACAAAAGCGTGTCTCGGGTAACCAATCGAATTGTTAAGAATCAGGCAGGCGGACCACAAAGAGCATCCAAGGTTCCCTCTATCTTGGCGCTCATTGGCGTCAAGTCTAGCGGCAATGAGAACGAAGATGTGGCGGCAGAAATACAGGCAATCTCCAGACTCTCTGAGCCGACCTCTTTGACTGCCCGTATCGAGAGAAGCACTGTGGACATCGAGGACGCCCCGATGCTTAGGCAGGAGATAGCCAGCAACACGGTCAAGCAGATTAACATGCTGCAAAGGGCAGCCGCCAAGGCAGGGATTGTCGAGACTGACCCGCTAACAGGGCAGACTAGAATAATCATGTCGGACTCTGGAAAGGCAGAATACCTGGAGACCAGAGACACCCTCGCAGACCCCATCGGCAAAGTAACCCAAGCCCTTGAGCAGGGCACGGCTAGTCGAAACATGGGCAGGGTTTTTGCCGAGGCGTATCCTATTCTCTTTCAGGAATATATGGACAAGCTCCTTGGCGAAATTAGGGACCAGACAGAGATTCAGGGAACAGCGCTATCGTTTGCAGACACCATGCAGATTAGTCGGTTCTCCGGAATGCCCTTAAGCCCAGCCCTTCAGCCTGGTTTTATTGGAGCCATGCAAAATGTCATGAAGGCAACAGAGCAAGCAAGAAGACCACAGAGGCGAGTTGCTTCTTTGAAAGAGTCAGCTAACCGCGCTATACTACCGGTAGAACAGGCCATGACCTGAACCACTTGAGATGAAGATATGTCTCGGCCTTGTGCCCTAGGAGAAAATCATGAGAATAATCAAGTACCGCGATACCGTGCCCAATGCGACATTCAGTGAAATCACCGCGCTGGACCTGAAGGTTGAGAATCAAATTTCAATCAGCATTGTCGCTCTAACGGCATCGACCAATGTAAAGATGGTTGTGCGCTATGTGTTTACTGACAGCGACGGTACCGAAACCACCGCGGATATTCAGACCGTAAACCTCACACAAAACGTTCTTAGCGTCTTAAATTTCGATTTTAAATTGGGGCATATTCGCATTGTGACTGACGACGTAACAGGCACACCGTCCGGTGGCGCCATTCGTATTGATGCGACCGTGGCGAAATGAGGTAAGTTATGGCAGATGCAAAAATTGTTCGAGTACCCGCCAGCGGCGTAGCTGGCACCTCAGAAATCGACGACAACCTTGACCCCTCGGTGCTGATTGAGTCTGCCGATGGCAAAGACTACATCGAGATTGACACTACCGACTCAGCTGAAAGAGTAATTTTAGGGGGCGGTGGTGCGCATGTTCACATTGGCGAACCTACGTTTTCTAGAACTCTGAGCGTTGATGGCGAGTTTCGA